AGGCCGTGCGGGCCCTTCCCGATGAATACGCCCAATCCCTGAACTCTTACCTGGGGAACGGGCAAGACCCGACACCAGGCTACAGCGGCATGAAAACCGGGTTCATCCCCATGCCGGCCAGCGGCGTTATCGAAAAGCAAGGCTACAAACGCAACCCAGACCGGGATACCGGCGATTTGGATATGTGGGTCTTGACCGTTTCCAAAAGCAACCCTGGGGGAAAGTACACCTACCCCAGGGTTCCACGTTGGGTGATGGATGATTGGATGGCTGCCGGATCGAAGGGCCAGTATTACCACTACGGCGATATTCGCACCTACTCCGACCGGCGGGCCATCTTCCAGCGGTTCCGCATTTCCAAGCACCGCCCTGGATGGAAGACCAAGGGGAATAAGTGATGAACGCCAGGTTTCCGCTACTGTCGCCGGATGAGCAAAAGGCCAACCCGGACTTGCCGGTTGATCCCTGGGATGAATCGGATTTTGCCGTCAAGATCGCCCGCAACACCTTCCACCAGGTGATTCGACGCCACCAGGAGCAAGGGGAGGTGGGCGAGGTCCACAAGCTGGCAACGGAATACGCCCGCATGATGGCCATGGTTTGGATTTGCGAGACTATCGAGCCGGTTCGGGTTCAGTTCAATGCTGTCCTGGATCGTCTGGGCCTGAATGCAGACCTGGACAACGGAGAGGGCTCACCGCCTGCGGGGAAGTGATATGCCGAGAGGGATTCCAGGTAGCGGCGTTTCCAGGATGGGCAAGGTTCCCAACCTGGATGACAACATTATCCGACAGTTTTGCGCCCTGGGGCAGCTAGGGTTAGGCAAAACCCAGATTTGCGCCAAACTGTACATCCCGGTTAGGACCTGCGTTGACTGGTTCGTTAAGGGCCAGAAGCATTTGAACCGGAAGAAAAAGTCCAAGGCTATACCCAACGGTGAGATTTACGCCCAACTGGTCACCGAGTGGAAGCGGGCTTGTGCCATCGCTGAGGAAAACTTGATCCGGAACATCCAGGCCGCCGCCGCCAGGCAATGGCAGGCCAACGCCTGGATGCTGGAAAGGAAGTGGCCGGAGCGGTGGGCCGACAGGGGGGCAATGCTGAAGGCATTGGACAAGGAATTTGCGAAGCTGGTTGAAAGTCTCCGTAAGCAGGCAGCGGGAGGTACTGGAGAAGTACCGCCGGTTGACCCAGGCAGTTAAAAAGCCTGCGCCTGCTGACCCGGTTGAATATGCCAGGATGCGGGGCGTCTATGTGACGCCTCAGCAGGCGGAGATCTTGCGGGCGCTCACCAGGCCGCCGTATGCCGTCCTGGTGCGGGCGGCCCATAGCGTGGGGAAGACGTTCATATCCGCCCTGGCGGCATCCTGGTTCTATGACCGATACGCCCAGGGTATTTGCCTCACCACCGCCCCGACCATCCAGCAGGTTCGGGACCTTCTGTTTCGGGAACTGCGGTTACTGCGCCCAGGGGACCCGGGATGGCTGCCGAAGGATACCCGGCTCCAGGATTCAAATGACCACTTCATCCATGGCCTGACAGCAAATAAACCGGACGCCTTCCAGGGTAGACACGCCAAAAACATGATGGTTGTTTTTGACGAGGCGGCCGGGGTGGAAATGCCCTTCTGGGAAAGAGCCCTCACGATGATCAACATCGGGAAGCCGGGGCACTATTTCCTGGGGATATTCAACCCCTATGAGGTCAGTTGCCCGGCGTACCAATTTGAACAGTCCGGCCGGTTCACCATCTTGGACATGAGCGCCCTGGATCATCCCAACGTGGTGGACGGGGTGGAGCGTGTTCCAGGGGCGGTTACCCGGGAATACGTTGTTTCCCGGATGGCGGAGGAATGCAGGCTATTGCCCGAGGGGGATGAAGCGCCCCCGAATAGCTTCACCTGGGAGAATCGCACTTGGATCCCCGAAAGCCCGCTTTTCGAGGTTCAAATCCTGGGACGTTGGCCCAGCCGGGCCACTTGCTCCGTATGGTCAGATATTGCCCTGGCGAACATCCAGCACCCCGTTCCCCTGGACCAGACGTGGCTTACCCAAATCGGATGCGACCCGGCCAGGTTCGGTGACGACCGCACCGCAATTTGCGTGCGCCGTGGCCGGTGCATCGTCCACCTGGAAAGCCACCGGGGCTGGCCGTTGAAGCAAACCGCCAGCCGCCTCAAGAAGCTGGCCATTCAGTTTGCCGGCAAGGGCCAGGACCCTACCCAGGTGCCCGTTCTGATCGACGCCGCCGGCCTGGGGGCAGGCCTGGCCGAGATGAACCAGGACGGTGCCCGCCGGTTCAACTTCGTCGAAATCAACTCCGCCATGCGTTCCAGGTGGGAAGCCGAATGGCCCAATATCCGTTCGGAACTGTGGTTCTGCGCCAGCGCCATGGGCGAGGAAGGCCAAATCAGCATTGCCATGCTGCCGGAAGATATTCGGGCCCAACTCATGGGCGAACTCCGCCAGCCAGTCTTCACCCTGGACGCCCTGCAAAGGCGAGTAGTGGAAGCCAAGGCCAGCACTAAAAAGCGCCTCCGGGCATCCCCCGACCTGGCGGATAGCTTCAATCTGGCTTGTATGCTGAAGGGTTCCGGGTGGGTCGAAAGCGTTACCGGGAGAATGTGACAATGAGCAGCATGGACAGCATTTCGGGCGGCCAGCTTTTCCCGGATTCCAGCGGGTGGGCAGATCCCCGGGATTACTTCAGCGAAATCGGACCGTATGGTTTCGCTGATGCCGCAGGGCCAGCCCTGGCACGCCGTGACAACCGCCTTACGGGTGAAATCCTCCCCGTTGCCATCAACTGGTTTCAACTGAAGCAGATCCGGGACCGCTGCCGGATGATCGCCAGGAACAACGAATATGCCATCGCCGCATTGAACGCCTGCAAAGCCTATGTGGTGGGCACCGGATTCAAATACAAGGCGGTGGCCAGGCGGGAACGTGGCTTGCCGGACCAGGTTTTGGAGCAAGTCCAGGACATTCTAGACCTGTTCGTTGAACATAACCGGCTATCCGAAGTGGAAGCGGAAATCGTCTACCGGCTCCACGTTGAGGGGGAAGCATTCTTACGGGTTTTCCCAGGGGAAAACGGCATCATTCAAATCCGGTTCATTGAGCCCGAGCTAATCCGGGCCCCCAGCGACACCAGCGCCAGCCCCGAAGATTCCTTCGGCATCAAATGCCACCCCGAGGATATGCAAGAGCGCATTGGGTATTGGGTGATCGAAAGGCCCTGGATCAGCCTAACCCCCGAACTGGTGCCAGCGGAAGAAATCATCCACCTGCGGAACAACGTGGAAAGCAACTCCAAGCGGGGCTTGCCGACCATCATGGCCGTTGAAACCAACCTCCGGGCGGCTGAGGACGTGCTTGCCAGCATGATCGCCCTGGCGAAAACCCGGGCAAAGATCGGCATGATTCGCACCGTCGATGACGCCCCGCCCCAGGCCGTGGAAGAACTGGTCAAGTCTGCCGGCGATGGCTCCATCACCGACAAATGGACCGGACGCCAGCAGACCGTGGAACGGTTCGGCTACGGTACGGTTTTGACCGCCAGCGGTAACGTGAAATACGAATTCCCCAGCCTGGCGGCGGGTGCGAATGACTTGATTGAAATCCTGAAAGTGAATCTGCGGGCGATTGCCGGACGGTTCGGTTTGTCAGAAATTATGATGAGCGCCGATGCCGGCGGGGCGAACTACGCTAGCAGCTTGACGGCGGAGGCCCCGGCCACCAAGTCATTTGAACGGTTCCAAAATATGCTGATGGGGGCCCTGGGCACCAGGCGCACCAGGCCCGAAAGGGCGCTAGCCTGGAAGCAGCTTTCCCACGCCGCCGAAATGGGTTTGATTGATCCCGATTTGCTTCAACAGATTTCCATCCAGGTTTTGCCGCCCACCATCCAGGCCCGTGACAAGGCGGCTGAGGCGAACACGCACAAAGCCTATATGGACATGGGTGCCATCAGCCTGGCCACCGTCCGGGCCGACATTGGCGTCGATGACAAAAAGGAACAGGCGCAGATAGACCAGGAGCGCCAGAAGCAGCAAAAAGAGCAAATGAACAACCCGCTAGCCCCCCCAGGCCAAGGCGGATTGCCCCAGGGCCCTGCGCCTGGTGGAAAGCCGCCCCAAGGGGTGGTGGATGGTGGCGAAAGCGCCCAAACGGAAGAAAGCCCGGAAAAGCCCCCGTATCCGGGTGCTGACGGATGAACAGGCCTATGAGGAATACCGTGGCCTAATCCTGAACCTGGCCACCGCTGCATACCGCCGGGCGAAAGCCCAGGGTAAACGAATCCCCCTGGAGGACATTGTTCAAACAGGGTGGCTTGGGTTCTTTCATGGAAAAAGGAAGTGGGACCCAGGCAAGGGTTCCAACCTTTGCACCTATTGCGCGCTGTTCGCCAGGGGCCACATTTCCCGCATGGTCTGGGGAAGCGCCAGGACCTGGCAAAAGCACTTTGAAGACTCCGGGGTAAACCCCTCCGACGAATTCTTTTCCGGACTGGTGGAGAAGGAAGGCGGCGGCGAAGCCCTTTCCAGCTACCTGGCGGACAAGCCCGAACACGTTTCAGACGTGGTTGAAATGGCCGTGTTCAACGGTTTCAAGGCGTCCAAGATCGCACGCCTTCAAGGGATGTTGATCGGGGACGTTCTCCAAATCCTGGGGGACGCTATCGCCTGGTTCATAGTTTTTGAAAACTAGTGCCATATACACGGGTATGGAACGTATCGTCAACCTTCTGGAAGATTCCTACCGCCCCCTGGATAAGGGCCCCGTGAAGAACGGTTGCCTGGTCGAAGGGGTAAAGATCCTGGGCACCAAGTCCAGGAACGGTAGGGAATACCCGATCCAAGTGATCCAAAAGGCGGCGCACCTTTACGAAGGGGCCCCCGTGAATCTGGACCATCCCAAAAAGGGCCAGATGGATCGCCAGTACAACGAGCGTTTCGGACGCCTGGCAAATGTACGGGCCAGGGCCGATGGACTGTACGGCGACCTGACATTTAACCCCCACCATCCCCTGGCTGAGTCTTTCCGCTGGTGGGCCACCAACGATCCCAGGGCCGTTGGTTTGAGCCACAACGCAGAGGCCAAGATCGTGGAAGGAAACTTCGGCAACCCTGACCGGGTGGCGGAGATTTTCCGGGTTGAAAGCGTTGATTTGGTGGCAGACCCGGCGACCACTACCGGCCTGCTGGAAAGTCTGCAACGTGTCCAGGAGTCCGCCCCAATGGGTTTGAACAATATCGACGAAGAACTCCCGCCGCCTGACATGGGCGGAGATATGCCCCCGCCCGACATGGGTGGCGACCTGGGCGGCGACCTGGCCGGCCTGGGTGGCGATATGGGCGGCGACATGATGGGCGGCGACCTGGGGGCCGGATTGCCCCCCGCTGCGCCAGCCGATGGTGGCGGAGCCGATGCCGTGGCCGGCATCCTGGCCGATCCCGCCATGAGCGCAGACGAAAAGCTGGCAGCCATCGCCACCGCCATGGGCCTTCCCGCTCCTGGTGGCATGGAGGGCCTGGAAGGCGACATGGGCGCAATGCCCGAGCCCGATGGCGACGAAGAGGCCATGGCGATGAAGGCCGAAGAGGCCCTGCGGGCAACCAACGACCCGTATTATCACGCCCTGTTGTCCAAACTGGACCGCATGATTATCCGGGAAAGCCGGCGGAAAACGGTGCTGGAAGCGAAGGCGGCGGCCCACAAAGCCAAGCTGCCAGGCTATGCCATCACCGAAAGTCTCATCAACCACCTGGCGTCCAGCAACAAGGCCAGTTGGAACAAGATCATCAGCGACCAGCGCCGAATTCTGGTCCGGGAAAGCCGCCCCCGTAGTACGGGCCCCGTGGCTCAGAACGACATTTCCGCCCTTGTTAAATCCCTGACGGAGTAAGACCGATGCCCCAGACCGCATTGACCCCCGAAACCCGTTTCATCAACGGGGAAACCTGGCCCGTGGACTCCAAGGTTGCCACCGATACCGCCCTCAAGATTGGCGACCTGGTGGGAATCGACGCCGCTTCCGGGGAAGTGGTGCCCGTTTCCAACTTCGCCACCGAGGCGGAAGCCGCCGCAGTCTTTGCGGGGATTTCAGGCCAGGCCAAGGCGGCCGGGGTTGAGCAAATCCGGGGCAACTCCCGGAAGAACCGGGTTCGGATCGACACCGATGGCATCTGGGAAATCCCCTGCGCCGTGGCGGTGAACACCGGCCAACTGCTTGGTTTCAAGCTGGTGGACGGCAAGGTTGCCACCCAGGAAGTGGTGATCGCCGCCGATGCCACCACCGCCGTTGGGTACTGCGTGCTGGAAAAGCCCGCCACCGAAACCCACGTTCGCATTCGGTTGGTTTCCCAGAACCTGGGCCTTCTGTCGGCCAAGTGATTTGAACAAGTAGTTCCCTACCCCTGGAGATTCCAGAAATGTCTTTTGAACTCAAGCTCAAGAAAATTACCGAGTCCCACGGGCGGGCAACTACCGCCAAGGTCCTTACCGAGGCCATCCGGGAAAGGAAGGTTGATCCCAGGCGGATCAGCCTGCGCCGCCTGGCTGAGTCCTACATGGGCAGCGGATGGGCCGAACACCTTACCCGGGCCGTTCGCTCCGGGCGGGTGACTGAAAGCGCCGAGGCCGTTGATACCAGCGGTTTCCAGGACATTACCGGCCAGTTGCTGGTGAATGAGATCCGGGAAAAGTACAAGCTGGTTTCCTGGCTGGGCGACACCCTGACCACCACCATCCCCGTCACGAACGGGAACCTGGGTGAGCAGACCGTGCCCTACCTGTCCGATGTTGTCGATATGGGCGACATTGTTCAACAGGGTATGCCCTACCCCCAGACCTCCTTCAAAGGTCAGTACATCAAATACCCATCGGTCGAAAAGATCGGGCGTATTTGCTCCGTGACGATGGAAGCCATCTTCTCAGACCTGACCGGCCAAATCCTGGATTCGGCCAAGTC